GGCGGGCCGGCGACACCCAAGATCCCGCCTCCCCCGACTATCAGGCATTATCCGAATGGTTGCAGCAACAGGGCTACGAAATCAGCCGCTCCGCCGCCCATCGGTACGGCCAAAAAGTACAGCGTCGGTTTGCCGCCATCAAAAACAGTACCGAAGCGGCACGCCTGATTGCCGAAGGCGCGGCAGACGAGGGGGATACCCGCTCCGAAGCCTTGATGGCGATGTTGCAGACAGAATTGTTTGAGGCATTGGTGCAGATTGGCGAGATGCCCGAAGACGAGTTAAACGCGCTTGACCGCTTCGGGATTATGAGCGAGGGCGCGCGCAAAATCAGCGGGCTGATTACCGCCGGTACGCGCCTGAAGGAATATCAGGCCAAGGTCAAAGCCAAAGTACAGGCGGCCGCCGAAGATGTAGCCAAGCAGGCCAAGAAAGGCGGCTTGTCTGAAGAATCGGTCGAGGCCATCCGCAAGCATATTTTAGGGATTGCATCATGACGCCGTCTGAAATCCGAAATACCCGCCCATCAGAAGACCGTACCCCTACGGTCTTATTGCCGTATCAGCAGGCTTGGTGCGCCGACCAGTCGCCTGTGAAGCTGTGCGAAAAATCGCGCCGTATCGGTTTGAGCTGGGGAGAAGCTGCCGATACCGCCTTGCTGGCCGCATCCGCTAAAGGCATGGACGCATGGTACATCGGCTATAACAAAGACATGGCCTTGGAGTTTATCTGCGACTGTGCAGGCTGGGCGAAGCATTACCAACTGGCGGCAGGCGAAATCGAAGAAACCGAGGAAGTGTTTGTCGAAGGCGACGACCGCCAGGCCGTGTTAGCCTTCGTTATCCGCTTTGCTTCCGGCTTTCGCATTACCGCCTTATCCAGCCGGCCTTCCAACCTACGCGGTAAACAAGGCCGCGTGATTATTGATGAAGCAGCGTTCCACGAACAGCTCGGCGAATTGCTTAAAGCGGCAATGGCATTGCTGATGTGGGGCGGCCAGGTGCATATCATCTCTACGCATGACGGCGTAGACAACCCATTCAACGAGTTGATTAACGATGTGCGTGCAGGGAAAAAACCTTATTCCGTCCACCGCATTACCTTTGACGAAGCGGTTGAACAAGGCTTGTACCGCCGTATCTGTCTGCGTTTGGGCAAGGATTGGACACCCCAAGGTGAATCCGCGTGGTGTAAGGAAATTCGTGATTTCTACGGTGAAGATGCCAGCGAAGAGTTGGACTGTATCCCGAAAAACGGCGGTGGCAAATGGTTGAACCGTGCCTTAATTGAAAGCCGTATGACCCCATACACGCCGGTTATCCGCTACGACCAGACCGACGATTTCGGCCTGCTGCCCGAACCGCGCCGCGCAACGGAGGTGGCCGACTGGATAGCCGACACCCTGCAACCGCTGCTCGACGGTTTGGACAAAACCCGCACCAGCTTTGTCGGCGAAGACTTTGCCCGCAGCGGAGACCGTACCGTCATCGTCCCTTTATTGCAGCAGACTAATTTAAGCCTTAAGCCGCCGTTCGTGTTGGAGTTGGGCAATATGCCGTTTGCTCAACAAGAGCAAATCATGAAACACCTGTTGCACGGTTTACCCAATCTGCGCGGAGCGGCATTGGACGCGCGCGGCAACGGTCAGTCAATCGCCGAAGCCATGCGTGACGAATTTGGCGCGGAGGTATGCGAGTCGGTCATGCTCTCGGAAAACTGGTACCGCACCCATACCGTGCCGTTCAAAGCCGCCCTCGAAGACGGCACGTTGGACGCAATCCCAAAAGACGAAGACATCCTGACCGACCTGCGCGCCTTCGAGCTGGTCAGAGGCGTGCCGCGCATCCCCGATGTACGCACCAAAGGTCAAGACGGCAAAAAACGCCACGGCGACGCGGCGATTGCCTTTGTTCTTGCCCATTACGCCAGCCGCGAGCTGAATACCGGACCGATACGCGTAGCCAGCCGCCGAATCCGCCGAAAAAGCGCATTAACCAAAGGTTATTAAGGTATTTAAAGAGTACATATCATGCCCAAACCCCACCTCAAACTCAAAACCAGTCAAGGCATCATGACCTTCAAGCCGCAGGATTTATCTGCCCATCTCGCCGTTTCCCGCCAGTTTTTCAGCGGTTTTAACGGCTGGCTGCCTAATCCCGACCCCGTTTTGCGCAAAATGGGCAGGCAAATCTCCGTTTACCGCGAGCTGATGCGCGACCCCTTGGTCGGCTCGCTGGTGCGTCGCCGAAAAGCCGCCGTCGCCCGCCTCGAATGGCGGCTTGAGGGCGACGATACGCCTAAAAATGTCCGGGATTTTATCGATAGCTGGCTGGCTGAAACCGATGTTTACCGCCTGATTAAAGACGTTTTAAACGCCGTTTTTTACGGCTACCAGCCCATCGAGCTGATTTGGCGTACCGATTCTGCATGGCTGCCTGACAAAATCATCGCCAAGCCGCAAGAGTGGTTCGCCTTCAACGACGAAGGCGAGCTGCGTTACATCCAAAACGGGCTGACCGATACTGTCCCTCCGCCTTATAAGTTTCTTTGCCCGACACATGAGGCAGATTATCTCAACCCCTACGGTTTGGGCGATTTGGGCTTGGTTTTTTGGTTGGTTACCTTCAAACGCGGCGGCCTTAAATTTTGGATGCAGTTCACCGAGAAATACGGTGCGCCTTGGCTGATTGGTAAAGAGCCGCGTTCCAATACCCCGCAGGATACCGACAAACTGCTGGACGCGCTCGAAGCCCTGATCGGCAACAGCGTCGGCACCATCCCCAACGATTCCAGCGTCGAGATACATGAGGCAAGCGGCAAGGCCTCATCTATTGATGCCTACGACAAGCTCATTCGTTATTGCCGCTCCGAAATCAGCATTGCGCTGCTCGGACAAGACCAAACCACCGAAAAAGACAGTACCCACGCCAGCGCGACTGCAGGCTTGGAAGTAACGGACGACATCCGCGACAGCGACAAACGAATCGTGGAGACAACGTTCAATCAGTTGATAGAGTGGGTGGTAGAGATAAATTTCGGAGACGTTGCCCGTCCGAAATTCGTATTGTTCGAAAATGAGGAAAGCGGCACCAGAGAGCGTGCCGAACGGGATAAGATGATGGTGGATGCCGGTGCCAAGTTCACCAACCAATACTGGCAGCGCACATACGGTTTGAGAGAGGGCGATTTGGTTGAGGGTATTCAAGCAACCCCGGAGGCAAAAGCTGCCGACTTCACCGAGGGAGATTTGACAGACGCAGGTTTGGTCATCGACGGACTCACCCCCGACACAGGCCGTCTGAATGAACAGGGCGAACGACTGACTGCCGTCCTAGTGTCCGAATTAAGGCAGGGCGAAACCGCCGAAAATCTGCTCGACCGTCTGACCGCCGCCTATCCGAACATGGACGATACCGCCTTGCAAAACGAGTTGGCACGCCTGATTTTCCTTTCCGACTTGGTCGGCAGGATTGAAGTGGTACAGGAGCTTAAATCATGAACCCCGAAGATATTAAAGCCGTCTTCGGCATGAAACCCGAAGCCGCCGTCGCCTATCTAAAGCAAAAAGGCATTGCCGTATCTTGGGACTGGCAGGATATATTGGACGACGCGCACGCCACCGCGTTTACCGTTGCCAAAACCGCCAAAATGGATGTGCTGTCCGACATCTATTCCGCCGTCGTCGATGCCGCCGAACAAGGCCGGACGCTGGAAGAGTTCGACCGCGAACTCGCCCCCGTCTTGCAACGCAAAGGCTGGTGGGGCAGGCAGGAAGTTAAAAATCCTGAAGGCGAAACCCAAAGCGTACAGCTCGGCAGCCCCCACCGCCTGAAAACCATCTACCTGACCAATATGCAGTCGGCCTACATGGCGGGTCGCTACGCCGAAATGATGGATTCCATTGACACGCACCCTTATTGGCAGTACGTCGCCATCAACGACAGCCGCACCCGCGAAACCCACCGTATGTTACACGGTCGCGTCTATGCAGCCGACGACCCAGTGTGGGACAGCCTGTATCCGCCCTTGGATTACCGCTGCCGCTGCCGGGTTCGCCCTCTGTCGCGCGGTATGGGTGAGAGCCGCGTTCAAGCCAGACCGACTCTTGAGTCCGTCACCGTCGATATAGGCTCAAACCCTTATACTGGAGAGGCACGCTATGCCCGGCGCACCGGCATCCGCGTGAATAATAAATTCATCGCCCCAAACGCAGGCTTCAATGCCAACCAAGGTAAATCCATGCTGTCCCGCATGGCGCAAATCGCCATAGACAAATCACAGGCAACCCATCCGGACATCGCCCGTATCGCCATCAAAACCATGATGGCTAACCAGAAATTCAAAAACGCCCTAACCCCCGAATCGTTGGCATGGGTGCGCGCATTATTGAGGGGCTGACCATGCTTGAGATTAAATTAGACGCAGAGCGGCTCGACCACGGCTTGAGTACGCTGCTCAAAAACGCCACCGACACCCGCGCCATGATGCGGGGCATCGCCACCGAGCT